GCAGCTACGCCTTCGCCAGTAGCAGATGCCTCCCCTTCCTCATCTATACCTAAAAATTTAGATACTTTTTCTATAACAAAATCAGGAACAAAAGGTAATTTTTTAAGAAACTGTAATGCTCCTTTCATTACATCTTTAAATTTATCAGAAAGAAATTTGTTTAGACGGCTTAAAAGACTACCACCTGAGCTTTTAGGTACGTTTAAAGCATCTTTAGGGTCTTTTGTTTCAGCTTTATCCTCTCCAAAAAGATCCATTATTAGGCTGGCGCCTGTAGTGATCAGTGAAATAACTGTACCCACGCCCGGAAAAAACCCTGCGATGCCTGCTACTACATCTAGTATACCCTGTATAACTTTACCTGATTTAAAATGATTATACGCGCTCGCAAAAGAAAACAAACTACCTATAATAGGTAAAAACTTTAATTTAGGTAAAAATTTACTTCCAAATTTTACTGCTGCTTGAGTTATTAAAGCAAAAATATTACCTTCTTTACTTGCTTTACCTGCTTTAGCGTCTTCAGTTTGACCTGAAAGATCTCTAGCAGCATTAAGAAAACCTAGACCTATAGAGATTGCAGTACCTATACCTGGCACTAAAGTAGCTACCCCTGAAGCTAAATCGATTACTCCTCCTATAAAATCTCCTTGCATAATTCGGCTAATTGCCGAACCAAAATCTATAATAGTACCTATAACTGGCAATCTTCTAGCTATAGGTTTAATAAATTTTAACAAGGCCGGAAATAATTTAGAAGCTTCTGCAAGTACTTTTTTGCCAAAAATTTGAGTACCTAGTTTGCCTACTTCTTTCATCAGCCCCTTAAATGGGCCTGAATCAAACCAACTACCTATAGCTAAAGCAAGAGCTCCTGCTAAACCAGTAAGCAATGGCGTTAACTTACTACCAAAAACTTTAGTAAGAATACCGTCTTTGTCTCCTGCTCCGCCAGTCGTAACTTGTTCAGTTACAGCTTTAGTTGCTTTGCTTTGAAGCCCTAAAGTTTTAAAGAGTTTAGTTAAATCCTCCAGTACTTTATCATCTATTTTAACTATTGAAACAGGTTGAGGTTCTTTTGTTTTTAATGCAGCAGCTGCTTCTTGACCGGTAGTATCATCTGCTTTCGAAACCTCTGTAGCAGGGGCAGCTATTAAAGGTTCGGCTTTTTGTTCAACCCGTATAGGTACTACTTCTTTTTCTTCAACTTCTTCTTTTTTAGCTTCTTGTACTACTGCTTTAGGTTCTTTTTTATCTTTTGTGTCTTTAATAAAAGCTAAAAACTTTTTATAGAAAGTATCTATAGACTTATTAGTTTTAGTCGAAGTTTCGTTTAATTTATCAAGATTTTCATTTATCCCTTTTAACTCTTTTAAAAAGTTAGGGGGTATTTGTAACTTTGGTGCTTTTTCAGCTTTTTCTGGTTTTGTTTTAAATTCTGCAACAATATCAGCTAACCCCTTTTCCGCAGGTAAAGGGTCCGGAGTCTCAGCTGTTTTTTTAGTTGCATCCTCAGCCATATTTAATACTTAGGTATGCAACATAACTTTGTATATTAGGTTATCGAGAACAGACTTGCATCGATAGTAATATCCAGCTCTCTAATATTTCCATTAGAATCTGTACCTTCAACCCGGGTTATTTTACGCTGTATTGCGGCTACATTTTCGAGATAAGCAATTATCCCTTTAACTACCGCTGCAGGCAATTTTTCTAACACTAGATATTTTTTAGTAAATGAAAGATCTTTATACCCTATGTCTTGAGTTTTATTGTCTACAGTAATATTAATTTCCTTAATAAACTTAGAAATTTCTCCAATAAACGCTTCCCCTAGAGATTCATTAATAGTGGTATCTTCAGTGCGTTTTTCTCTAATTTGTTTTTCTAAACTGTATTGCTCATTTAAGGTAGGAGGACCTACTCTTATAGTAATATTATTAAATGTAAATATTTCAGAAGCAGGCACAGTAATCTCTTTTACACGTTCCTTAAAAGAAGAAAGGTCTATGCTATAATCTATATTGTCTTGTTCAAACGTATAACCAGAGCCATAATTCTCAATACGATATTGAAGTAATACGCACAGACTATCTATAGTTGTAAAAGTACTTAATATATCTTTTTCAGTGCAGTTTTCAGTAATGATATTATGTATAGCAATAATAAAACGAGTCTGAAAAATAGGATTGTCAACAGCTGCTTTGAGTAAGAGTTTTTGCTGCCCAGTAGAGATACTTTTAAATTTAACCTCTCTTTTTAAGCTAGGCACATACAAAGAAACAGTATTTTCTTTATTAATTGCATCTAGTATTGACAGTACGTTATTAATATCGCTCATATTAAGATTTAGATTTTAAGTATAGCTTGTCCACTATCCGTTCATATTAAACTCAGTTCCGGCATATCCTGGAATATTATTAGACGGGGGTTGAGATGCTGCCGCTTGTTGGGTTTCTTGTAGATATAAAGACCAATACAAATACAATTCTGCTGGGGCTAGCTTATCAATATATTCCCCTTGAAAATGTAATTTTGATACTAGATTGTATATAAGCTTGTAGAGATTATTTAAATCATCAGTAAACAAAAGTTTGTTTACTTGTAGTAACATACCTATATCTGTTGATAAAGGCATATCTACAGCCGGGGTTTCGCTAAAGGGTGCTTTTATAAAAAGTAATTTATTTTGACTTAATTCTACCTCAGCCTTGTAAAGAGCTTTAATTATTTCATTGTTTAGATGTGCAGGTAAATTTTCAACAATAAGACATCTTTTATCAAAGGAAAGTCCATTAAATTCTAAGACTTTATCATCTGTTATTATTCTATCTATGCTAGATGCTATTTGATATATGTAAAGATTTTCCGGTACTTTTTCCAAAAAATACTTTTCATCTCTAGCCTTTACAATAGAATGCTCAACTTTTATATTTCTAAATTCAGTTACTGAATTATATTGCAGACCGCTAAGTTTATCAAAGATAGTATCTAACTGTATAGTATATTCGAATTCTCTATTAGTTTCCTTACAGGTGGTTTTTACTTTAAGGTCTGGACTTACACTTATTGCTCTAGCGTTAACTAATAATATAAGCTTATCAACAACATTAAGTCCTTCTTGAAGTATCCCGGGTACTATTTGTTCGACTACGTAATTTGAATGAAGTATAAAAGAAGATTCGTCGTTGTTATAAAGGGATTTAATTAAATCTTTATAATCTTTAGAGCTTATTTCTCTAGCCCATACAGTCTTATTAAATCCCGGCAGCTTAACACTATATGTAAATCCCATTTAATTAATTTACTATAGCGTAAAAAAGACTCTACCTCAATTTCTCGGTTCAGTACTACTTCCAGAACTAGTCTTGATAGTATAGTAATTATACACCCATTGGGTTGCAACAATCTTTGTATCGCTTGATCCCCAGGTAACAGTCTGCTCATCAAAACTAATAGGAGCACAATCAAAGAAAGTATAAACTTTACGCTCTATTGAAGATTTACTAGCGCGGTTATTATACAAGCAAACTTTAATGTTTGTTTTTACATTATAATTCGAATCTGCCTCTCTAGCAAATAAACCATAATGAGAAACTGCAACAACCCACGGTCTTAATACTGAATCAATAAATGAATCGGTAGTTTCTAGAAATGTTGCTCGTAGTGGCTGTTTTGAGCTACGCGCATTACTGACCACTCCAGATAATACACCACCAGCGTACTCTCCAAATTCTTCAGACAGACCTACTCTTTTTGATCCTATAGATTCATTAGGTAGAGTAACCCCATTAGCAAAAAAGCATTTATAATTGTAAGATGGCCCTTCTAAAGTAGAAGTAAGCTTAGAACCCATTTCAGTTACGCCCCACTTATTTGGTTCAAATTCGGAAATTCTTTCATCGCTAAAAGTTTTAAGCCCGTTAGGAAAAGATTCTATAAAAATAATAAAATTAGAATCAATCGGTATGGTAGTACTAGGGTCAGCTAAGAATTGCTGGAATAGAGATAGATCAGATTCAGGAGAATCACTATTGGCTCTTGGCCCGAGTAATTGCATAATAATTTTTAACGTCTACCGCCAAATATACCGCCTATTTGAGAGAATATAGAACCAATACGGCCTATCGTACCACCCACTTGAGAAATTACCCCGCCGATATTACGGACGTTCTGACCTGTATTTCTTATACCACGCGCGACACCGCCACCTCCTAGACCTTCAGCTATCCAATATTGATAGGCGACTGTAGCAGTTATCTCTTGTATTGCGCCGCTTCCGGTCATATTATAATTAATCGCTCCAATATTAGTTATAAAGCAGCCTAAAAGTTCATAAGAGCGTATTGGGTTTAATTTATCATCTAATAAAGATAAAACTATTTTATATTGCTGTAACCCTCTTGGTTCCATATTACCTGTAGAAGATTCTTGATCAAAAGTATCCCCTAAAGATAACTCTAAAAGACTTCTTAAATTAAAATCTTGTGTACAATAAAAAGTTGTTTGCCAGCTATTAGAGCCATCATATGCTACCGCTCCGGGTATATTAAAATTCAGCCCCATAAACGGAGCGTTTTGTACTGCAATAGACTTACCAGGTAGTGTTGCTGTTTTTAGAAATACTAAATCTTCGTCTCTAATTTGATCTATACCGTTCACAACAAAGCTAGTAATTCTTAATTGGAAATCTCTGGAAAAATTACGGGAGCTAGCTTGTTGATAGAAATCCTGAATTGTTTGATTTATAGCCATGTTTTTTATATACTTACTATTGTTTAATTGGAATTATCTGAAGTGACATATTGAAATGCTATAGTAACGTTGCACGTAGCTAATTGCCCAGCATCCCCCACGCTAAAACTCATAGCCCCAACAGTGGTTGGATAGCAGCCTATAAGCTTATAATTTCTTATTTCAATTAATTCTCTAGTTTCGTTTAGAGTTGGGTTGTTTGCTGCTATACCCCGATTAGATGCATTTAGTAAAGTAAATTCAATATCTGAAAGACCGGTAGTAGATATATGCTTATGCTCGTCAAAAATTTTGCGGCTCCAAGTTTCAAGTATATCTCGTAAAACAAATTGACGGTCACAATAAAAGGTTACACTCCAGCTTAAATTTTCTGGGTAACTGGCACCCATAGGTACATTAAAGTCAAATGATTTAAAACTTACTTTAGAACTTGCAATAGTTCTTCCAGGTATAGACCCCCCTTGAGCATAAAGTAATAAATCAGTATCTTCAGAGTTAAATACCCCCCCTGTTATATTTTTTATACTGAATATATTAGAACGGTCAAAACCACGCGCTACCGCTGTTTGGTAAAAGTCTTTTATACCGTATCCTTGTAACTGTGCCATTTTT